GATGTGAGAAATATTGGAAATAAATCTTTAAATTTTACAACAGCAATATCATTGAAATTACTATTTAAAATATGAAGGCTCCCATCACTAAACTGTTCTTTCATATCCCTAAGACCATCTCTATCAGTAATCTTATCAATAAACTCTTGTCCTGATTCTGGAAATCCTAATCCAGTCAACCAGTTATGAATTTTCATATAATTTTCTAAATTCTCATCTACTAAGAATCTAACATTTAAATCCCCAAATGTCAACTTCTCACCAGGAATATCAATATCTTTAAGGTATGTTGATTGAATTGCAGTTCCTAGTGTTATATCAGGTATTCGAGCAGTATTTGAGAAAAAGGTTACCTTTGGAAATTTTGCTAATGTGAATTTAAATCCTACAGGAGCAAGAAAATTTCTATTTGATATTTGATTGTTAAATGCTCCCGAATTTGTCATTATTCGCCTCCTCCTCCATTACCACCTCCGTTGGATCCGCCATTGCCACTGCCATTCCCCCCATGACCATTGCCATTACCATTACTACCATTGCCACCATTTCCATTACCTCCGTTGCCATTTTTCTTTTTGCCATTACCATCATCATCATCTTTATCATTACGTAAATATCCACCATATCCTATGCGATAACCCTTTGGAATAGGTTTACATTTCTGATCAGTATGACAATAATATTGTCCTGCAGGACATCTTTTTGATGCTGCCTCTTCTATGAATTTATTAAAATCTTTCATTAGTCAATAATTAAATTAAACCATTGTTCACTCATACCCATTATAATTGATTCTGCTGCTTCTTCATCTTCAGCGTAACCTTCTTTAATAAGATGTTCCTTAATCCTTTTTATGCGGTCAACCGCTTCTTGGTGTTGTCTTGGAGTTGGTTTCATCGTAACACTACTTTTATTTTTATTTAGACAAAAAAAGAGGGGTGTTACCCCCCTCATTAGTTAATCTACTAATTTTTTAGCAATACCATCACCACATTCTTTACCAAATAATTGTGGTAAGAATCCTTCCCACTCATATGGAGTCTTTCCATTAAGTTGAGATTTTAAGTAAGCATACTTACATACTAATTTGTCAAGTTCTCCAAATCTCTTTTTTGCATCTTTACGTTGGTCGATTACTGCTTTTTCAGTTTCACAACCTTTAGTGTATCCTATGAGTTGTGTTGTCTCAAGATTATTTTCATCTTGAACAAACTTTTTCATATGAGTCATAAAAGCATCTTTGATATAGTCATCCTCTTTAGTACATAGAACTATTGGATTTGTAATTTCGTCACCACCATACTCCAGATCTACATCTAAGAAATCATATGCCTCCTTCTTTGCTGCTGAACCTGTAGATATATGTCTAACATTGGTTGTTTCAGATTCTACTAAGATAGTTGCTGCAATCTTATCAACATCTTTTTCTTTAAACTGATGATCAGAACGGTTAACCCAATCTATAATTAGATCAAGATCAGTAATATCGTTTCTCTTTGCCCATCTAAGACCTGTGTTAATAAAATCTCTTCTTGAGGCTTCATCTGATTGAGGATGATCATTTGCACTTAGTTGAACATGATCCTTAACATTTTGAAAGTCATAACCTTCTTTAAGATCATATAACCATACTGGTGCTGTAGTTTCTCCTATTTCTTGAAGTTTAATCCATCTATTGAAACCATCCCAAAGATAATAGTCCCCTCTCCAGTAAATAACAATCAAAGGTCTTTGTGTTACATCCCAACCTTTTTCAAGATCTTTCTTTTTTAGTTTAGTACCACCTGCACGGGCATCATTATCTTCTAACTCTATATCTATTAGTGTCATATCAAAGATAGCGAATCTACCATTTTCCAATCCCCAAAAGGATGGAGGATTTTTAATAATCGCTGCAAACACTTCATTATCCACTACTGGTTGCCAATTACCACCTGTAAAGGGGATTAGTGTTCTTACTTTAGTTGTTGCTATAGTCATAATTTATATATGTAAATCGTAAATTTATATAGGTAAATTATATATAATAGTTTTATAAAAGTCAAGGGTAGTAATAACCGAACATAAAAAAAGACCCCCGAAGGAGTCTTTTGAGAAATATGTAATGTCTGAATTACATGAGGTTCTGAACTCTAACTCTTCTGTAATAACGGTTTGAGTTAATAGCAAGTCTACCAAGACCTTGAGATGAAACATCACCTTCAGCGAATGGGTTAGCAACAAGACCATATCTTGTCTTAAATCCAATCTTAGGTTGGAATGTATCCTGACCCACTGCACGAACCATCTGTAGTGGAACATATGGGCAGTAGAATAATCCAGCGTCATAAGGTGAAGAACCTTTATATCCAACAACATAGTACTGATCAGCAGATACGTTTGAAGAATATGGGTCGATGTATACTCTATACTTACCTTGTAATACACCAGCAAATGTGTTGCCTGTGTCATCTACATTAAGGTTAGCATTTAATGCAGGAGTGTAATCCAATACACCTGCCATTGTGAGTGCGGAAGCAACGTCTGCGGAGCATAGGATCATGTTGCCCTTTCCACGACGAGTTCTTTGTGCGATTGCGTTAGCGTCTCTTTCAATCTGGAAGATCAAACCTTTGAACTTCTCAACTGACCATCTACCGTTTGAGTCGATGTCTAGGTCGAATGTACCACCACTAGCAACATTAGCTTGTGCACCAGCTTCAGCAACCTTGTAGATAGAACGGATAACTTCTCTGTTTATCTCAGCAAGAATCTCAGTTGAAAGAATATTTGCTAACTCAGCCTCAGCATTCAAACCATGAATTGCTTTAAGGTCTTGAGCAAGTTCTAAACTGTACTCTGCTTTTAGTGCTCTGGACTTCGCAGTAACGGTAACCTTCTCGATTGAGAATGCCATTTCGTTGAAGTTAGGACCACTACCATCTCCAAGAGCTTCTGCCTTCTCGGTATCCATACCGCGACCAGTCTTGTAAGCAACCTGATTAGCAGGTGCACCTGAAGTTGGGTTAAGTAGTGCGGGGTTTCCACCTGAACCACTTTGTGTAGTACCGAAACCAACATTAGCTCCTGTATTTGATCCCTCGTTTTGAGTATATCCAGAACCAATAGTTGCTGATCCTGCACCATTTGCAGAGAATGCTGTATCTGCTTCGTTGAATAGTGCTTCGTCTCCAGTTTGTGAAGTGAAACGACTTCTCATTGCGAAGATAAGTCCTGTTGGACCATTCATTGGTTGAACACCTGCTAGGTCATAAGCGACCAAGTTAGGCATTGCTCTTCTAATTAATGAAATTAGAACAGGGTCGAAACCTGCTACAGGACCGCCAGGAGTAGCTCCAGCAGAGAAACCTGCGGTACCACCGCTAGATCCTGTACTATTTGTAGGAACATCTTCTGAAAGGAATTCTCTCTCTTCCCTAAGTGCCTTCTCTTGGTTCTCCAGGAGAACTGCGGTTACCATTCTACGATGTGAATCTTGAATTTTATCCGTACCTTCGTGGTCTAGGATTGGTGCCCACTTCTCCTGCAGTTGTTCAGCATTGAACATTTGCATTTGAATTTACCTCTTTAGTTTAAAAAGTTTTGTTTGAATTTATGATTTAAAAATCACTTTTTAGCAACTCTGGTCATTGTCTGAAGGTATCTTTCCATTGTGGAGGATACTGACTTGGACTGATAATCAGTCGCTTCACTCTCTTCAGTCAAGTTCTCAGACTTGCTGGTTGGAGTGCTAGTTTTGCTTGGGAAATAAGATTCCTTAAGCGTTTCTAACTTCTCACGATAGCCGTTTTCACTTTCAAACTCAACATTTTCTGCTAGAGTAGCGAGTTTATCCCTTTGTGTCTGTGCTAGACCTTCAGTAACTTCTGAAAAAATTACATCAGCGGTTGACTCAGCCAATCTCTTGTTAAGAGCAACATTTTTATCAATTTGCTCGTTGAGTTTTGACTCCATTTCATCAAGTTTATCTACCATGCTCTCGATGACATCATATTTTTCTTCAGGTATGGTTACATAATGATCTTCAAAAAGTTTCTTCATTCCTTCTAGGAAGGATTCAGTCATCTCGGTCTTAAGGCCGTGCTCAATAGCGAGTTCATTTTCAGATACCCACTCATCAGCAACATACTCAAGATAAGAATCTAATCTTTCTTGAAGTTCTGCCTTAATTTCTTTGACCTCTTCTACAAGAGTTTCTTCGTACTGTGCTTTAATAGATTCAGTTATTTCTGAAACTTTTGATCTGATAGCAGCTTCAAAGATAGTACGTGCTTTCTCTTGAAATTCTTCTGATAGTTCTTCGCCTTCGAGAAGAGCTTGAACATCTGCTTCGATGTCGATTGATTCTTCTTCGATGACTTCTTCTTCAGTAGTTTCTTCCTCAGATACTACTTCATCCGTTGCAGTTTCTTCTTCTGAAACAACATCTTCAGTAGTTTGCTCATCTTCAGCAACTACTTCTCCTTCAACTTCAATTTCTTCTTCTTTCATACCTTTTGCTCCTTCAGCAGGTTTTGCACCTTTATTGACGATATCCTTAACTTGCTTAAGAGTACCACCAGGTGTTTTTAATTTTGCTGAATCGTCATCTGATTTGTAGTTTTCAGGAGTAGGTCCACCTAGATCTTCTACAGATGCACCTGACATTTTTTGCATAGGATCCGCAGGTTTTGCACCTTTGGTCACTACGTTTTCTTCGATGTTTTCCATGTCTTGTAATTTTCTGCCAACGGACATTTTTTGTTGATTTGTGTTTTAATCTACATTTATTTATAGAACTTATAGATTTGAAAGAAAATCATTAAATAAATTCAATTTATGTTCTTCTAATCTTTTTTGATCTACTAATGTATTAATATGTTTTTTTGTTTGAGATGCGAGTTGTTCACGAAGAATTCCTCCTTCCCAAATCCACTCTTTTCCCTCCATTATTCCTGATACAAAAGCATCAGGTGCTGATGGATCAGCGACAATATCTGCAGCAGTTGCTAACATGAAATCTTCACCCACAACTTTGCATCCATTGCTATCTTCTTTTAGAGAACCAACTCCACGAGATGAAACTCCAAGAGTTACACCTTCAGCAATTAAAGATTTTGCAATCTTACCCATTGGTGTTTCTAAAAGTTGTGCTTTACCTTTAAAATTATTTCCCTCTTGTTTAAGAGAAACAATTTTATGAGAAACACGATCAAGATTTACTGTAGGACCTTCTGGATGTCCTAATTCCCCAAGAGCACGACCTTTTTTTACAAACGACTCATTATATCTTCCAACTTCTTTTGCAAGAGTTTGAACTGGATACATTCTACCATTACGATTTTTGATGTCCCCTTGTAAGAAAACACCTTCAATATACAATTTCTTTTTAGCACCTTTTCCTTCGGTGATAAATTTAACGCTTGCTATTTCTTCCGTAATAAGTTTCATTTTTTTTAATTTGTAAATGCGACTGGGGTTGCTAAAACTGCAGCAGTAGCAGCCACTGCTGCTCCAACTTCTTTTTCAATAACAACAGATGTATTAGCAATTAAAGTTAATGATGCTGGAGTAGAATTACCGATAGTAATTTTTTCTGTTGCTCCAGTATTAACTAATCTTACTAATCTTGCTCCAAGAACAGTTGCGTCACCAACTGCTACTTCTTCACTTAAAGGTTTAATAATCATTCTTCTTCCTCTACCTCTGTTTCAGTTTCTAATTCACCTTCAGTTTCAATTTCATCTTCCACATCGTCTTCAATTTGTGGTTCATCAAACATGGTATTACTTACAGCACCACGTAATGCTTCTATTTTTTCCGCAGCTTTCGCATACAAATTATCTTTTATTTCTGAACTAACATCAGAAGCTTTGGAATCTTGGGCAATCAAATCGATAATATCGGCCATAAAAATTTATATAATGTTATAATTTATTTATATCTCAGCTGATTTGGTATCTTTACTTAACTGAGCATCAGTGACACTACCATCAATTTCTGGTTCTGTTGGAACGTCTCCTAAATCTCCACCACCTTCAAGTGGTTGTCCAGTGATTGGATCTACAGAATTTGGATCAGGAATAATTCCATCCTTAATTTCTTTTTGAATCTGTTCATCAATATCCATAATTTCTTGATCACTTTGTCTAAGAATTTTTTTGCGGACATATTCGTTAGAATAATATTTACCAATATATGGTTCAATTGTTGCAAGAGTTCCTAATCTTTCATTTGTTAATTCAGATTCTTTAAGTTCAGCAAATTGATTATCATATACAAAATCATATTGAATATGATCACTTAAACTTTTCCAATCTTCAGGTGTGATTACATTTTTTAAAATTAATTGAGTGCGTAACATATCATTAAACATGTTAGCAAAACGTTTTCTTAATCTACCTACAAACTTAGCGAATTTTAATTCGTCACGAAGTATCTCAGATGAACGACCTAAATTAAATCCACCATCAGATGCGATTCTTGATTCGGGAACACTTAGAGCACGATATAATTTTTTCTGAAAATACTCAATGTCAGATAATTCTCCAAGATTCTGTCCACCAGGTAAAGTTGTAATCTCAGTTCCTCTACCACCTTCTCTTCTTGGTAACCAGAAATCTTCCATCATTGACATGAATTTTCTGTCATCTCTAACTTCACCAGTATTAGCATCATAAACTAATTTGTTACGATATCTCATCATAACATCGCGAAGATATTGCTCTGCCTTTATCTTTGGAAGATTACCAACATCAATATAAAATATTCTTCTTTCTGGTGCTCTTGATAATCTATAAATTACAAGACTATCCTCAATCATTCTAAGTTGATTAAGTGCCTTGATTGCTTTATGTAAATATGATAAACAAGTTCCCTTATTACGATCAAACAAACCAGATGTTACATATGTGATTGAATCTTTTGCAATTTTAATTGAAGTTTTTGTATTTGCTGTTCCACCCATTGAACCAACTGGATAATTTGGTTTTGGGGTATAAACATAATATTCCTCTATCTCTGGATATAATTCTTTCTCGCTACCTTTAAATGCATTCGTAAGATCAACACCACCTAAATGTCTATTCTTTTTCTTTTCTTGACGAACAAATTTCATCTTCATTGGATCGATATATCTAATTTCCTGTATACCATCTTCAGGTTTTTTAGTATCGATAACTTTTAAATAAAATAATCTACCATCAATATACCAGTTTCTAAAGATTTCATGGGACTTTTTATCAAAGTCCATCATTTCTTTGATGCCTCTAAATTCTTTTCTTATTGTATCCTTTACTTTATCACTTGCATTTACATTTGATAATTCAATTTCAACTGGAGAATCATACAAATCACTAACAATTGCTTCATTTACAACATCTTCTATTGCACCATCACATTCAGGATGAAGTGCCATCTCTCTGTATCTACGAATTAAATCATATTCAGTTCTGAATACTCCTTCAATATCTACATACTGACCATAAAAACCAGATTGAATATAATAATCAACCCCGTCCGCATTCGATTGCGGAACGGGTGATACTACTGAATCGGGTTTACTATCCGAGTCATCAATAGAGAATCCAAAAAGTTTAGGCATAGTATAATTTTTTTCCGTTTCTTTATTATAGCACTATTTATGCAATTTAGTTAATATCTTCACCGCCAGCGTTAGCACCTATACCTTTGAGTGCTTCCCACCATTGAACTTGGAATTCAACTGTGAATTCTTCAATAGCATCAGTAGTTTCATAAGAAAGATCTATCTGACTTACTTGAGTGGGGAATACATCATGGAACTTATAAGTCCTAAGTGTAGAACCATCACGATCTAATTGGTGAACATATGCGTCTGGTTGATAAACCGCAGGATCTGTTTCTCCTGTATTATCCTCCATCTTGTTAATAAGATTCATCCATTTTTCAAAAGCAGAACGAATTGAAAAATCAACATCATTCAGAACAGTAACTGTCCATGTGTCGAATGTTCTATCACCTGCAATTTTTAAAATCCTACCTCTAAAATTAACATCAATTGGTGTGATGTTTGAAGCAGGTAATGCAGCTGCTTTAATTAAGAATCTTGATTTTTCCTTAGTATCATTATCTATTTGTGTTTCATTAGGAAAAGCAATTTCCACCTCGAATAGATTCGGTCTAGTTCCACCACCAGCTAATTTGCTTTTAAACCCAGTGATAGTCCTTAATGGTGGTTTATTAAATTGGGTTGCCATAGTTTTCTATACCTTTAGTTAAACTGTACCGATTACTTCTTCAAATGAGATGCCAGTTCTAGTGGCGACAAATGTAAGACCAATGAAGTTAATTGATCTTGCAGGTTTAATAAAGATGTCTGCTACAAATTCATTGTTATCTATAACAGCAGCAGTGTTATTTGTCTCATCACAAACAACTCTGAAATCTGTAATACCCCTCTTTGCTTGAACATCACGCAAGAAAGGTTCAACAATGTTCACAAAGTTAGTCCTTGTGATCTCATCGTTAAATTCAAACAATTGATCCTTTGCTGCTGCTTCAATTGCATCCTCTATAAAGATGAACAATCTACGAACATTGATTCGATCAAATGAGGATGATTTTCCAAGTCCAGTTTTATCACCGAATAGGATAATTCCTGCTCCAGGTGAGAAGATTACTGGATTAATTCTATTTGTATAGAGTAGATCTCTTTGTGTTTGACTTGGATTATATCCAAGTTTAACTGCATTTAAAATAGATCCTCTTGCTGTTCCTGCTGGTGAAAACCATGGGAAGTTATTGATGTCATTTCTTGCACATGTTCCTGCAATATCTCCATTTAATGGAACATACCTAAAGGTATTTCCAAATCTATCAAACATATACTTAAATCCACTATCGAACACAGCATATGTTGATGATGATATTGGAGCAAAGAAATCTAATACATTATTTGTAATATCATTTGATGACCTCAATGTCGAACCTGTTATAAATGTTGTTTTATCTGGTGAGATAAATGCTACCGCATCTTTTCTAACTTCAGCAACCGAAATTAATTTATTAGCTAATGCTTGTGTTTCAGATCTAGTTTTTGATCCTGATCCCATAATTAGGAAATCAATATCAAATTCTTCTTTACTTTCAAACAAACCATATCCAGAAGATAAATCTCCCAAACTTGCAGTCAAAGCACCACCAGCATTTATGTCAGTAGTTCCGTCATAATTTTTACCACCGTTTAAAGAATATCCAATATTACCGTTTGCAACAAATTTAACATTCTGTGCGTTTTGATCCCAATCAGCACCAGTTACTTTTTCAAATCCATTTCCAGTACCCTTAAATGCTGTTGTAACAGCACCTGTAGGACCACTTAATCCAAAGATGTTATTTGAAGCATTAAGTAAAAACTTTCTCCAATATGAAGTAGATCCAGTAGAGAAGTCAGCATCCTTTGCTTTTGATAGATTTAAATTCTTTTCAAGAATTGTTCCTGCGTTTCCAGTTATATCTCCATCATCATCAATTACAACAACATGAACCTCGTCAAATCTTGAGTTTCTTGCTGCTGCATATGCTGAAGTTCCTGGTCTTTCTGCTATCTGATTCCAACTAATTGGATCACCATTTACAGGTGTGATTGTTTGAGAATTAAACCAATCTGATTCACTATTTACTGCTACGGTTGCAACTCCAACAGCACTATTATTTACAACAGTAATATCACTAGATGATTTAAACCTATACACACCTGATGGTGAATAATCTATTTCAGTTTCAGTTCCACCTGATGGTGTATGTGATAAAAATTTAACTGAAATTGTTCCAGTTCCTATCTCAGTAATGATACCCTTAAACACTCCATCAAGGGTTGAAGTTGTTCCAGAACCTGGTACTGTTCCAGATGCTGTTTGAGTAATTCCAAATCCAACTGACATTCCAGCTGTGTTACCCACTGATAAAACTTGATCAGCAAAAGAATCTATAATCGCAACTTTTAATCCGTTTGCCCATGAACCAGGATTTCTTGCAGCAACTACTGTTCCTGCTAAAGTGCTTTCGTCATATCCTTTGTTAATGTAATCATCTACACTATTAATAACCAAAGTGCCCTCATCATCAGTGGCATTGTTTAAATTAGATCCTGATGCTCTGACAACATTTAACTGTCCACCATATGCTAAGTATGATGATGCTACCATCCAGTAATCAACTTGATCATCTGTATTGTTTGGTTTACCAAAATTATCAATCAAATCCTGCTCATTTTCAATTATAATCGGTAGATTGACAGGTCCTTTTTCAAAAGGTGCTACAATTGCAGCAGTTTTATCTGTGGCAGAGTCAACTCTACCAATAGTTAAATCAACCTCTCTAACTACAATTCCAGGAGATGCTAAATTTACTGGCATCTTTTATTCTCCGAATCTCGAAATATGTTAAAATTATTTATTAAAATGACCTTTTTGATTGGGGAAACAATACATGAACACTACCAATCAGGGTATTGCCAATCAATGAATTTTATTTTATTTTTTCGAGTTTCAACAATTCTTTTGATGGTGCACACCTTACATTCATATGAATATGACGATGCTGTGGCACCTCTTCCTTTTCTAGATCTATAAAATCCTTCTATTAAATTTTTTTCTTCACCACAAATACGACATTTTCTATCGTTTAATAATAAATGTCCTAATTTTAAAGATTGATCATCGAATTCCATTGAATTATTTAAAAGAACATTACTTGAGTTAATCGATCATAATTATGATATAATTCTGGTTTATATATTGGTGCATGAACCTGATTAGCATCATATAAGACACATCGATTGTAGCGTATAGGTACAATCCTTTCTAACTTTGGAGGATTGACTCTACCATCAGGATCTGGTGGAACAACACTATAAAATCCTGTACCTGGAATCTCTTTCTCCCCATATTCCTCTGGACTATTTAAATAAACTAAAGAAGCCCATTTATAACAATCTCCATCAACATGACATATTGTGTACCAAGGTCTCTTTGATCTTACAACCTCATCATGGTTTGTCATATTGACAGCAAATTTTATATGACTCCACCTATCATCATGGTGTTTCTTATCGAATTTTATATGCCATGCTTTATTTTTACACAAATATTCAAAGACAAGAGACATATTAACTTTCATCTCTTCCACAATTTCTTTTTTATTAATATAAATTCTTCTACCTATTGTACCTCCTACTTTATTATCATCAGGTCTAATACCATCTTTATCAGTCCATACATTCTTAAAATCTTTTAATTGACTAAGAGTATAATTTCTTATTTCATCTGGATTCTTATAAAAATTATCAATAACAAAATATGTTTTCTGTACTTTATTGAGATTAAATATCGTCTCACAGTTTCTCATATCCTGCCATATTATATCTTTTGTGCTTCTTACTTGCACTTCAAGTTCAGGATTAATCTCAAACATTTTAAATTTTCTTAGTTTTTAATTCTTTCAAGTAATTTATCCACCATTCAGGATCTTTATTCATTTTCCATTTTGGCACATTCATTCCTCTTTCAGAGTACCATTCAAATAATGTGGTATCAATTATCTGAGATATTCCAATATTTCTCTTCCTCTTCATCAACGTCTGCATATGCGTCTGCCAGATATGGTCCATGAGATTTTTTAGATTCTTCTTTAACATAAGTTGTCTCTGCTTTTG